ATGTTGATGCCATAATTTAATTCCTATTGTGGTGGTGACTGAATTGGTATTCTTACAGTACCGTCCGTATAATCATCCCTTCTTCGTCTTCCAATTTGTTCTGCAGCAAACAACTGAATCTCAGCTTTATACTTTGATTCGTATAACTGTAGCATGTCCATTGGTCCTTTTAAAAAACCAAAAGCTTCTGCTAGACAACAATATAACAGACCATTTGGAAAATTCAAACTTATATAACTAGTTTCATTACTACTTGCTTCTAATTTATCTGGAATACGATTGTAATGAATTTGGTATTCATATGTTGAATCTGGTACAGGAGCTAATAAAATAGCACCTGAAGTAGAACTAGTATTACCTGTTGCTCCACCTTTCATTGCATAATACTTAGGTTTTCCTGTAGAAGTATTAGCTGATACGTATTCTTCTAAATAAGATAAATCTTTTTTTTCTAACCAAACGTTTGATCCTGTAGTAACTGATGTTGAATCATAAACCTGTACACCTCTAACAACTAATGCTCCTGCTGGAACATTTACAAAATCTTGGTTAGTAACTAAATTACCTGTTGTTGATGTTCTATATGCATCAAGAGGTACATCTCTAAAAATTCTATATTCTGCGTTAAGCACAATATTTTCTATAATTGAATCTGATAACACGGTGCTAGAAACTTCTGTGTAGTTTCTAATTTGTGTTCTTAAATCTGAATAACTAATTCCTGACATTATGCGCTAAGAGTTGCTGGACCTGCCGAGCAATTCTCTCCTCCTCCTGATGTACTACCACTTGTAGCAGTATCTGTGTCTACAGTAAAGTGATAGAAGTCTGTTGTGTTAGTGATATTTCCACTTGAATCTCTTTTACCAACGGTAATAGAATATCCTGCAGCTTTTGCAACGTTTGATCCTGTTATACCATCGAATGATGCAGGGTTTGCAAATGTGCCTGCAGTAGAGGGTGATCCTCTAAATCTTACAGTATCGCCTGTTGATCTACCGTGTGATGGTTCTGATACATTTATAATACCTGATGAAGCTGCAATAGTTTCAAAAGGATTTGGTTTTAATATTACTGCAACAGAATTTTCTGTTCTATCCGGTCTTGCATTCATTAAACCTTCTTGATCTGCAGCATGTGTGCCTAATTCTAATTGTGGATGTTTAGGTTCAAATTCTGATTTGTGCACAAGTGAACCATTCCATTCTCTAACCATTTCGTTATATGGAAATTCAAATCCTGATCTATCTGATATTGCTTTTGCGTATTTTCCTGTTGCCATTATATATTCGGGTAATAGTTTTTAGGAGTTATGTATGTACTAGCAGCAGAACCATCTTCAGATAGTGCTCTGGCTAATTCATCTTCGTATAATAACTTCATTGTTTGTGTTAACTGCGGATTTACTTTTTGACTTAAATAAAAAGCAAGTCCTGAAACCATACAAGGTACGAATCTGTATGGAAGATCTGTTGCATCTGTGTATGTTGAATCTACATCTTGTATTCTTTTTAAATAATAAAAATGTATATCTTTAGATGCATTAGAAGAATCTGCTGTTGGGTAAACTGTTATTGTAGTTTTGTCCACGAATCTTTGAACAAAAAATTGTGCTGGTGTTCCTTTAGATAACTTACTTGATAATGCAGAATAAGTTGCTCTAGAAATTTTTGTTAAAGAAGAATCTGTTTGTGTTGTTTGGGTTCTATTAGATCTTAAAGTTGCTTCAAGAACATCTGCAACACCATAAATACCAGCTGGATTTGTTACAGAACTTGTTCCATCACCACTTGCTCTGTAAAAAGTATATTCAGCTTGTCCTTCAATTATATCTATATTAGCTTCACCTACTTCCCAATAGTGAATACCTCTATTACCCCATTCTTGAAATAAAATATTAAGAGATCGTCTTGCTGTTTTTAATTGATAACCTGAACTAACTTGTATGCCAAGTCTTTCGTATGCTTCTTCAATAATTTCATCAACAGCGAATGTTTTGTCGAACGTTACTGTTCCGGAAGTAGTATTAGCCATCTGCTACCTTCCTAATATAATTTTTTAAATTCTGCTATTACCGTATACATGTTACCAGCATCTGCTGTGCTAGGAACTACAAGATTAACATCACTTTGATTACTATTAGAAGATTTGTCAGTTTTTAATCCACCAAATTCTCTAAAATCCCAATAACCTGATCCTGTTAAACCTATAACTGGTATGTCACCGTCGTTGTCTTCTTCATCCATACGAACGTAAGAATCTCCACCGTCTCCACCTTGTGATGAATACCAAACTCTTTGTAAAACTAAGTGTAAGCAAGAAGCACCATCTGCATTGTTCGCCATTGCTGATACATCTCCAAATACTGTTGTTCCACCTGATCCGTCTGATTGGTTTACATATTTAATAACCACTCTAACATCATTTTCTTGCATGATAGTTGGTCCTGTTACTGTGTCTGCCATAATCCCTCCTTAATTAAGATTACTAGATGGGGCCGAAGCCCCATCATAAATTATACTATACTAATGAATACTCAACTGTAATAGCATATCTTCCAGCTTGGAAAGAATTATTATTAATAGTTGTAGTAGTACAAAGATATAAACTTTTAGTTGCAACAGGTAAAGTTATGTTCGGTGTGAACACGTGAATTGCACCTGCACTGTTATTTAAATTAATATCAATTTCAGTAACACTTGGCGCTGCTGAAATAAATGTATCAATTGCTGTTGCACCTGCACCAACTATTTCTGTTCCTGATGTAACAGCTGAGTTAGTTGCAGTTCCTGATGTTGCAGAAGCTTGGATGTTTCCAACATGAGTACCACCTGATGCTACTTGTACTTTAACCAAAACTTTTTCAATTAAGAAATGTGTTGGTGCTGTGCTGTTAGCAAAAGTAGTTGGTAATGTTGCATCTAAATCTCCAATTTCTACTAATATATCATTATCTGCATACTGAGTACTACCACCATTTGTAGCTGCAAGTGACGCTCCGAACATTGCAATTTTTTTAGTTCCTAAAGCGTTTGATGTAGAGTTAGCAATAAAATTACCTGTCATAGTGGAAGTTCCACCAACAGAAAGATTACCGCTAGAGTCTATTGTTGTATTGTCTGTAATAGCACCTGTAGTTGCATTTTTAGTAATTTGTTTAAAACCACCTTCTGCTCTTACCGGACCATTAAAAGTTGTGTTAGCCATATTAATATCCTCCTAGATATTTTAAATGTAGTCCCTAGGGAATGTCGACTATACGCGTCTACATTTAAGTTTTTATTTTTGTATAGTGTTAAAATTATATGTTATTTTTTAGTAGAGTGCAAGAGATCCTAAGGTATTTATGCATTTCAGCAATGTAGCTTTTGATTAAGTAGCTACAGAAACTTGTGGAGCCGCACCTTCAACAGTATTTTGTCTATGTGCAATTTTAGCTTCTTCAAGCTTGATTTCAGTGATAACTTCTTTGACTTTGTCATCGATCCGAACCATTTCAAGAGTGTATCTACCATTAGACAGATGCTCCTGTTCCCACTTCAACTCCAAGGACCTTTTTTGTTTGTATAGGTCTTGTATCATTTATAACCTCCTCATAGGTTATTCTGTTTACTCGGTTATCATAAGATATACCAAGATATTCCCAATTTATACTCTTTTCTCCCAACTTGTCAAGGATTGATTGTTCAAGAGCAGTAGCGTTATCTTCTGACAAAACTTCAAATTTTGCATAGTGATCGTACGCCCAAATGTTTACTAGGAATTTTTTCATGTTCTCACCGTATTAGTTATTGAATGTGGCCGAACTATGTCCGGCCACAAAAAGTTTTATTGATTACGCACCTTCAACGCCGAAGATACCTCTAAAGTCAGAAACTCCAAACGAGTATCTTTCTCTAGCTTTGTATCTAACGTTACCAGTATCAAAGTCACCTTCCATTGCAGTTGTCAATGGTGCTCTAGTGAACATTTTCATACCATTTGGTACATCAGTGATAATGTAAAACGAATCAGTATCAGTTAAGAAATTATTCACTCTGTAACCTTGAGGAATCATTCCCATTGATCCTAATGCATTGATATCATTATCAGCAGTTCCAACTCTACCTTGAGACTTCATAAGTCTTTCAGCTTGGAATTGGTTTGCAGATGGAACAATCATTTTGACTGCTTTAGCTGCAATTCTTAAACCTCTTTCATCAGTCATACCAGCAATGTCAATCATCGCTTGCTCTAATGAAGTTTCATTTAAGTCTGCTTGTGTTGTAAGTGTATTTTTAACAGCTGTTCCGCTAACCGTTGAGTGGTTAGTTGAAAACAGAGAAACACCATCACCTGAATCAAAACCATCTACACTTGGTAGACCGTTATTTAAAGGTGCTGCTGCTTTTACCTGTTTAGTATTACTCATAGATCTTGCTAGAGCTTTTGTGTATCTAGAAGAAATTCTATCGTAAAGATTATCTTCGATAGCTTCTTCAGTGATAGCAAATGCTAAAGCAACTGTTTCATGAGTGTATCTAGCAGAGTAAGATTCTTGTGCATTATCAAATGCTACTCCAGAACCTTCACTCTTTACACTTGCGTTTCCGAAACCAGATAACATAACTTCTTCTTCAAAAGCTCTGTCAGATGTTTCGTTAGTATAAATCTCAGCGTGCTGATTATCATACCTTTTGTATTCCAGGCCGAATAGTGCATTCAATCCTGGCTCTAACTCTTTTACGAGTTGGTGTCGTGATATTGCCATAATTTATTCTCCTATTCCTTATGACCCAGAACTATCAATGTATTGGTTCAAGTTTTGAACAACTTCAACATTACAGAATGCTGCCGTTAAGTCCCCATTTTCAGGGTCTTCAACACCTCTTAATAGTCTCCAAGTGTTATTTGTTGCGTGTGTGTCGCCGATATCTAACGTGTTAGATGACATACCTGTAGTAGTGCTACCTGCTGCTGAATTTACGTCGAACGTGTCTAAGTATTTAGCATGAGCCGCAGGAATGTTTGCAGCTACTGCTGCATCTGCTGCTACGTGGTAAACCTGCCAAGGATAGTCATTAACAAAAGCTACGATATCACCGCCGTCTTTCGCTGTTGCTGGTGTAATAGCACCATTA